CTCGACGACCTCGACACGAGCTTCGCGCGAGCCCAGCACCTTGGTCATTGACTTCGCGGCTACAGGCTCGACGGCCGGAGCCGCCGGCGCGGACGCGCCGCCCAAGATCTGGGTGGCCTGTGCCACGCTGATGCTCGGGAAGGCGGCGTTGATGAGCGCGGCACCGCTCGAGGTCGATAGCGTGCCCGTGGCGACTTGCTGGATGATCAGGAGCAGCGACTCGACCTGTGCGCCGTTCAAGCCCACAGGCGCGGTCGTAGCGGGCGCAGCGGCCTCGGGCGCAGCCGCCGGCGCGGCAGGTGCTGCGGCATCCGGCAGCACGGGCGTGACGGTCGCGGGCTCGTTGGTGTCTTCGCCGGTGTTCGCGTCGTTGATCGCGTAGACCGTCGAGCTCATCGGCACGAAGGCCGTGTTCGCCGACTCCACGCTCTCGACCTCAAGGCCCAAGAACTTGGTCGCGTCGTTGAACGACAAGCCCACGCCCATGCCGGCCAGATCGGCGGCGAGCTTGAACTTGGCCGAGTGATCCTCCTGCAACGAGCTGATGCCCGAGAAGTCAAAGCTGACATAGCAGCCCGACAAGCGCGGATCCTCGAGGCGCGACAAGAAGTGGCTGTTCATCTTCTCGGCCACCGAGTCGAGGTAGCCTTTCACGCCCTGCCAGAACTGACGATACGCCTCGGTGACATTGTTGTAGGTCGCCGTGTCGTAGTTGCCGATGACGGGCGGCGGCACTTGAAGGATTGAGCAGACCGTGTCGCGCACCCAGTTCAGGGTCTCGCGCTGCATCATGTCCTTCGGCGTGGCTGGGTTCGGGATCACTTCGACATTGCCGGTGAGCACCTTGTACCCGCCGACGACATCGGGATCCTTCATCGCCTCGTTCGCCGACTCTTGGAGTCTGTACTCCTCGTCGTTCGACATCCCGTCCGCGTACTTGAGGAACGCGCCCGGGCCACCGCCACGCATCACCGACTCTTGGTATCTCTCGGCTTGGAAGCCGATCGAGATCACGCGCATCGCGGCCTCGAGCGGCGACAAGCCACGCATCGGGTCGGCGGGGTTGTAGTCGTAGAAGTGAACCGAAGAGCCGACGGGGAATACGGGCGGGGTCGCGCCTGTCGCCGAGTAGCGGATCGCAGTGATACGGCCAGTCGCCGCGTCGCGTGAGTCCTCGACGATGTCGCCGATAACCGGCACGATCACGGTCGGCAGCGGGATTGGGGAGCGTGCGTCAATGGACGAGGTGACGGGCTTGCCGTCCGCGTCCATGAGGAACCACCAGTCCTCGCCCGACAACTTGCGGTGCGTCATGCCGGCGGCCAAGAGATCCGGCATGCCCATGTCGGGGTTCGGCATCTCGAACAGACGGCGCAGCGGATGCTCGGGCCCGACCTCTTGCGCGTCCTCGTCGGTTGACTCCCAGATCTGTAGCGGCACTTGGCGCACGGCCTCGGTCAACGCTTGAATGCACGCGTACACGACCCACGAGTCGGACAGCGGGTTCTCGACATCGTCACGACCGCCGGGGCCAGTACGCGCAAGACCGATCTGCGACAGCAACGAGTCCATGGACTTTGCCACGCCGCCGAGCTCGACCTTCTCGAGGACGAGACCTTGGCCGGGCATACGCTTGAAAGGTGACGGCTTCTGCTGCTGTCTCACGGGTATCATCCTCCCACGGTGTCTAAGCCTCGTCGCGGTCGTATGCTCGAGAGTTCATCCAGCAAGGGTGAACCTCTCGTCGTCGTGACCGCGCGATTGCACAAGAGTACCTACTCGGCACTCTTCGCCATCGCATCGCGCCACGGTATCAAGTCGTCCGTCCTTATTCGTCGCGCCCTTGAGGAGGTCGTAAGAGCTTCCTCGAGTACAGCTCGACCTCCCTCTCGCCGAGCCTAGTCATCACCGCGTCGAGCACAATGCCGCCGCTTGACTCTGGCGCAACACCGAACATGATCCACCCACGGTCGGCCAGCATGAACAACTGGTTCGGCGTGAGCTCGTCCGGCTTGTCGGCCTTGACATTCAAGAGCAACGGCAACAAGTGCGCGTCGGGGATCGTGGGGTTGCGTGCCATGCGTCTTCCTCTTCGCTGATCATTCACCGAGCGATGATGCGCCGAGGGCTTGTCTGCTAGGTCGCCGGCGAGACTACCAACCTTGCCCACGGTTCAGCGACCACGACGCAGCACGCTCAGGCCACCTTTCGGGTTGACCGAGAAGCCGGGCTTCGACACGCCGCCACGCGACAAGCCGATGATCGCCGAGTCCCACTGGTCGGGGCTTCGACCGTACCTCTCGCGCAGGCCGTCTTTGCCGTCGTCACGATGCAGCGCGATCCGCGTGCCCTTCGCGCTGTCCTCGAAGTCATAGCGAGCCCACTGCGACTGTCGCCAGAGCTCGGGGAACTTCTGCGGGATCGAGATCTTGCGCTCCTCGAGGAGTCGCTTGGCGACCCAGTGCAGTTCACTCTTTCGATCCGAGAAGATCATCTGCCCTGTCAGTTCTTTCCAGTCGTACTTTGCGCCCGAGCCGAAGTCCACGCCGTCGACATAGAAGCCAAGCTGGCGTAGGCGATCGAGCACGCCGGAGCCCATGCCCACGCAGTCGATGTGAATGTTCCGCGCCGGCACCATCTCGCCCTTGAATCCCCACTGCTTCGCCAACTCGACGATCTTGTTAGCCGTCTGCATCAAGTCCGGCAACCTCCACGCGATCTGCTCCTTGAGCACGCCGTTCCACCAGAGCGTTGCTACCGACTCGTCGGCTCCTTGGCGTGCGATGTCAACGCCGATGTGGATCTGGCCGACGCTCGACACCTCGGGCAACTCAGCCTCCGCTGCCGCGATGAGCATCCCCTTGGTGACGAAGCGACGCTCGAGGCTTTGCTCGGGGAACTTCCCCAGCACATACGCCGACCACAGAGGTGAGTCAACGCCCCACTCGCCGCGCATCTGATCGACCCACTCCTTGTCGGCCAGCCAGTCAGGCGCGACATGGAACGAGTCGTAGGGCACTGGGTCGGGCGCGTCGTCGTCGCACGCCGAGATCCTGATCCGATGCCACCGCTTGCCGTTCTGGAACGAGCGAGCGAAGAAGTGGTCAGACTCCGCGTCGATGGTCGGGTTCGCGGTCAGAAGCACATGGACATTCGGGCCGGACAGCGAGCCCTCGATCGCACGATACACGGCGTCGTCCACGCCGGCGGCTTCGTCGATGATGACCACAAGCCGCTTGTCGCCGATCTCGGCCTCGCGCTTCAGCCGCTCGACATCCACCTCGTCGGCATCCGTATCCTCGATGTCCACATCGTCGGGCAGTCGCACACCAGCGTGCCAGCCTTGGAACCTGTCGGGCGAGTTCGTTGCGATGCCGAGCGCGTAGTGCTCGGGCGCGATAGACAAGCGAATCGTGCCAAGCTCGCCGGGCAACGCCGGCCAGCGCGTCTTCGCCTTAGACCACATCGAGCCGATGCGTTGCCACAAGACATCGCGCACCTGTCGGCCCGTGGGTGCCGTGGTCAGCACGACGCACTTGCTCGTATAGATGAAGCTCAACACCGCGAGTGCACCCATCTCGGTCTTGCCAGCCTTGCGACCCGAGCGCACGGTCACGAAGCGACGGCTAGACAACTGTTGCATGATCTCGCGCTGCGCTGCCCAGAGCCTCGCGCCGAAGACCTTCTTGCAGAGCTTTGTCTCGTTGCCACGGAGCTCCTCAAACATGGCCTCGCCTTCTCGGAGGTTGTGCAGTTTGCCAACCTCGAGCAGCGATTCGAGGAGAAGTAGGCGCGTCTCCTCGTCGTGGACTAGCGGCCCTCTCATCAGTTCTTCTTTGCCAGTGCCATCATCAGGTCGGGGTTGAGTTGTACAAGAAGCAGGAAGCCACGCGAGAGCTTGATCGTCATGTCCTCGTTCGTGTCCTCGTAGATCTTGTCGGGGTCTTCACTCGTGTAGCCGGCGAGCTCCAGCACGCAGTGCGTGAGCTCGTGCATAAGGAACTCACGCGCTCGGCCATCGTCGAGGTGCGCGTGCAGAACGATCTCGTGCAAGTCCGTGTCCGTGTGTGCCCACTCATCGTCGGGCAGCGACTCAGCGGTGAAGAGCTTGTAACGCGCAAAGCCTAGGTCGACAGAGCCGATGTGACGCTCGGCGAGAATGTCGTAGATGTGACTCATGGCGGGTGTTCCTCGTCGTCATTCTCGACGACTCGAGGGCTCAACTGATCGCGGTGCGCGACCGAGAGCTCGCCTACAAGCCTTGACTGGATCCTCTGAGCCACGATCGCGCCGGCCTCGATCCTCACGAACTCCATGAACTGGCCGAGCAGCGAGACCATCTGCTGCTTGTTGTAGACCTGCGCCTTGTCGAGATGAATGCGCCACGCGCCCTCGAGCCTCTTGGCCAGACGCTCGGCTTGCAGTCCGATCTCGCTTGTGGCCCTGTCCTCACTCACGCCTTCGCGTAGTAGTTGTCCAAGGTCGCGCATCTTCAACACGAACTCCTGAGTGTCGCCAGCCTTCGACGCTTGCTGCGCGTCCTCGTACAACTCGAGGCAACGCCGCCGAAAGTCTGGAGTGTCACGCTCGGCCGCTCGCTCGCTGGCCTTCTGCAAGCACGCCTCGAGCAGCGCGATTGGCTCCTTTAGATCGAAGAGATCACGATTCTCAACAGCGTCTAGATAGTGATTTGCAAGCCCGGAGTTCTTGAGCACCTTTGAGTAGCGACCATGGATGATCGGCCGCCCGGCGTTTGCCCCGTGCATGCGACACACCCTCTTGCCGGTTACCGCCCACATTGTGCAAGGTTGGCCGTCTCTACGATGTGCGTGACACTTGCGCGGTGTGCCGTCCTGCGTTGGATTATCCGATCGCATGGGATAGCTACTGACCTAGCAGGCGATGCGCGTCGTCCTTGCCAATAGAAGGGCCGCAGTATGCAAACACAGCACACGGTCGAGACTTGGACTGGTTCTTGATCGTTGAGGTCTTGCCGTTAGTAGGCGAG